TGCCAGAAGTTTTCGTGAAGGTCAACGCAGCCTGAATAGCGGTCGTATTCGTCGCGGCCGAAGCTCCTGGATAAGCGCCAAAGTTGTCGACGAACAACCCATCAGGGTTCTGTTCGGCCTTCCATGAATTGCCGCCGGTAGTATTGACGCAGGTTCCACCGTCATTGACCATGGAATTAGCCGCGCATGTTCCGGTCTGCGGATTGAAAACCAAAGGCGACCCATGACCAACGGTATATCCAAGGCGAATGACGCCGTTCGGGTATGTAGTAATCGGCGTCGCGGCTAGTGCAGCATTCGTTGCGACAGTCTGAAGATTGTTCTGAACAAACGCCGTGGACGCGCACGCATTAGTGTTATCACCAGTCGGACGTGTCGCACAAGTCTGAGCAAACGCGGCCGAGACTATAAAATAGAACAAAGCACTCAGAATGAGTCGTGTTCGCATTATATTCCCCTTAGATGTTTGAATCCATGACCGTGAGTGGATTACTCGATCCGCTTCCGGTGACTGCAAGCGCCTGCCAAGCACCTTGGCACTCGCCTTCAACCGCAAGAGTTCCGCCGTTACCATAAACTCGGAAGGTTCCGCCAAGTGTTGAGTTGGTCGGAGTCAACGCAGTATCTGTGCCGGTTGTTTGCTGCAAGACAGTAGCGATAAAGATATCGCTACTGCCTGGGTTGTGAAAGGTGATCTTCTGACGCGACGGATTGGCTGGTGCTACGGTTGTGTTAGCGGATTCAGATATCGTATTGAATGCATATATCTTACCACCACTGGCTGCTGAGAACGCCAGTGGTGACCCAGGGCCAGTGGTGATAAGTCCCATTAGACTCTCCGAATGGTTGACTCAATAAGTTTGGAATTCTGCTCGGCGATCTTAGCAACGGCCGAAGCAAGATCAGCAAGCCCAGGAACTTCGATAGGTCGCGCCTGGGATTCGATAATGTCCCGCTGAAACTTATCAATCAGCGACTGAGAATACTCACCGGCGGATTCTTCCGGTCTATGCTCCCAACGACTTTCGAATTTCGCAGAAATCTCCCGAGCTTCATCATCGACCGGAATCATGTCTGGAGTGGGATCGCCGGCAAAGACAATATCCTTGGCTTCACCGCGGCCTTCATGGCAGACGATGATTTCACCATCTTCGTTGTCTTTGTTACCCCAACGGCTATTCCAGCTAGTAGGGTCACGCGGATCGAGGAATCGCGGGACCGGAAATTTCGTCCGTTTCGGCCGGCCGGTAGTGCGATCGTTTTCAGTGTATTCCCATTCCTCACCGGGAGTATTGAGATAGTGCGGCGTTGCAAGTTTCCAGCGAGCCATATTCAGTCCTCCGTCCATTCAATTGAACCCTGGAGCACACCAGAGGTAATTGAAACACCATTGAGATTCAGACAATACTGCTGAGCAGTGCCCCCGGAAGGGATATCAAGTCCTTGATTATAGGCATCAACACTCGTGCCAAACAACCAAACAAGACGATCAGCGCCAGTGGCTGAAGTTCCAGACACTGGCAAAGTCAATGTGCTGGTGCGAATATAAGTCGGAGAAGCATCGACGATCGTCGGATTACCTCCGGTGGAATTATATCCAACAACCGTAGCCGTTGCGGTTCCATTGGTTGAAAGCAATGGAGCCGCAGCTTTAACATAAGTTGATGCCGCCGCAGTGCCTGTGTTGAGTGAGGTTCGATGCACCAACACAACCGGAGTGGTTACAAGCGTGCCTGCGGTGCCCGAGAGCTCAATTCGTCGAACATGAATGTGTTTGCTTGTCGAACCTGAGATACAAAAGAAATCTGTGGCTGAGGCCACAGGAACAAGTGAGAGTAGGCTCGCACTATAAGTCTGAGCCCGTAGATTGGCAACATTGACACCGACCTGAGGAACATAGTTGACCTGAGCCAAGGCCGAGGTTGTAAGGGCAGCGAAAGCTGCCCCGAGGAATGGAGATTTCATCGGGGCAGCTCCTTAGTTCGCGATTGTGATACCGGCGGGATAGCCGGAATAATTACCGCTGGTGCCAATAATCTGATCGTCACGATCGAGAACAATCTGGGCTTCAATGTCTCCGGTGGAGTGAGTGCCGACGGTAATGAATCGCAGCCGAAGGAATCGCGGAACAGGCTGTCCGGCGACAACACGAGGCACATCGATATTGGCCAGCTGAGCCCCTGTGCCGAGCGTGGCTTCAACATAAGCAAAGCTCGTCCACATCACGGTATAGGAGCCCGGTGCGCCAGAACCGTTATCAGGTGCACCAGAGAGTTCAAGCTGAAGGCTAGTGCCAACAGTGAACGCAGTCGTGACGATCGCCGAGAGCTTCAGCGACGGATCATCGCCAACACCGAGATCGCGTGCACCACCGCCATTAGCCGAAGTCGGAAGTCCCGAAAGGCCAAGGTCGATGATGTTGGACGCAACCTGAGTGCCAGTGGTCGGAGCGTCGGTCTGAGCCCCGGAAGTGATACCTCCGGTCGCGCCATTAGACGTGCCGGTGAAAGTTAGGAGGTTGTCGAGAATCATGGTAAGCTCCTTAGATAACCTGGGCCTCATTGTTGACGATCGCGTCAGACGTCCGCAGTGGGATTCCGCGGAAGGTAGTTACGACCTTACCGTCGAATTCTTCCAGACGGAGAAGAACGTTGGTCTTATTCATGGCCTGGAGATCGAGGTAAGTGCGAATGACGCGGTTAGCATACATCACAACTCGACCCATGTTCGCGCGAACTTCGGGAGTGTCCGAAGTCTGGATTGCAGTAGCCGTAGACGGCGCCGTAGGCAGACGATAAAGCGCGCGAACGAGAAGATTGATCAGATTGGCCGCCGAGACACCGGTAAGCTGGGTCACGTCGATGTTGCAGATTCGCGCAACATAACGCCAGTCGCGGAGAACGAGACCGATTTCCCACTTGAAATGATCGCGATAGGCCTGGTAAGTGTTGCCAGCCGAATCCTGCACAGGCCATTCACCCATATCACGATGCTGAAGGCCAGTGATTTTGCCCTTAGGGAAGGTGGCATGGAAAGTATCACTGCCCCAAGTCGCAATCCAGATCGACGTATTGGTCGACGACGTGCCGCCACCGCTGAGGACATTATTCGCAGTCTGCGACAGCGAAGTATTGAGGGTGGAATATCGCGGAGCAAGCCCCGTGAATCGCTCTGGATTGGTATGCTGATTGCCGTAGATCAGCGTGGAGGCGATCTGCTGAGACATGCCTTCGAGAAAGGCTTTGACTTCAGACAGACGGAACTCGGCGGTATTGCCGTTGAGGTCGGCAATGTCCTTATCAATGACGGAGTAGGTCTCGAGATTACCGCAGGTGTCGACAATCTGCGCCGACGTAGACTTGGCATTGGGAACGCCAGCATTCAGCAAACGCCACGTTGCCTGGGGAATACCCGTGCGAACGGTGGTCTTGTGCCCGGTCGGAAGGTTACCCTCGACAACGAGCATGTCGTCGAGAATTTCGTTGGTCTGCGAGAGTAGCTCGATGATAGACGCAACGCGGTAGTTATCATCCATACGCTTTGCCCAATCGGCATACGTAAGGGCAACGGAACCAATAGTGGCCATGATGTTAATTCCTTAAGGAGATTGCAGTAACTGATCTGGCTCTAGCGTTCATCCCTCATAGGGCACAGTTAATGCGGAAGATTCGGATACAAGGAAGCCGCGATGGAAGGCTTGGAAACCTGCCCGTTTGCGGTCTGTCCGTGTGGCGACGGCGCGTTACCGGAAATGTGGGTACCTTCGCTTACGAGTTTGGACCACTCGTAAAGGGCTCGAACCACAGATGGATGGTCTCCAGCGCCAGTAAAGTCTAGGGCTTCACGGAAGGATTTCGACACTTCCGCAGGGAGTTTATCAAACGCGCGGCCAATTTCCGGAAGCACGTGCGAGGTTAGTTTAGAGCCAATTGTGGGATCGGCGCGGACTTGATCTCGCCAATCAGATCGAGTTTTGTCGACGTTCTTGGCTAGATCGGATTGAATGTTGGAAGTTTGTTTCTGATAGAAGTCGACGAGCTTCTGGGCGGAGTCCTGAGATAGACCGAGGTCTTTGAAGATCGGGGAGACTTCAGCGAGAATGGCTGGGTCAAGAGTAACACCTTCTGGGGCGGTGAAAGTGTAGGTTTCGGGGACTGAGACAGTCTCAGCAACTGCTGACTCAGTGGGGGCAGCGCCTTGGTCGACTATATCACCCGACGGAGTCCTCGATTCCGGCGAGTTCATCAGCGTCGGAGTCGTCGTCGGAGTCGTCGGAATTGCTTCTTCGGTCATTGAGATGCTCCTGTATGGTGGCTTCTTTCATCATTGTTACGAAGTAGTCGGGGCAGTTTGTAACAATGGAATTGTATAGGATCATTCCGATATTTCGTTCACCGCCGATACGAGCATCGAGCCGAGGGTCTTCGATGAAGTCAGATCGAAATACGTGGCATATTGATAGAAGATCGTGAAACCAAGCGCGGCCAGCTTCGGTGGACATAGCCGCGACAATGAAGTTAATTCGTTTGGTTTCGGTTTCGCGAAGTAATTTCTCATATGCGCGAATGTCTTTGCGTTTGGAAGCGTTGCGCATTAACACGCTCCATGTGGATTGTATTCAAGTTCAGATATTTCGACTGTTGTCCATCGATTACAAGCAGATTTAACTAACACAGATATGGCGAAATCAACTTCGGAAACTTCATCCCCGTCGATATCGAGAAACGATTCCACGAAGAAAGCTTCACCGTCAGGGAAGATAACTCGATCGCCAATTTCGATTTGTTTCATTGGCCACCTAATATTGCTTGAAGTGCATTCTGGCCGCCGACATCAGCGCCAGCGAGGTTTTTAGCGCCTGCCGAAAGTTGCTGTGCAATCTGAGCTTGCTGTGCAGCTTGTTCCTGCTGGGCGCGTTGCTGACGGATAGTCGCGAGTTCTTCTGGAGACCGC